GTAGAACCATTGCACTTCACCAAACAAGTTATTAATACCACAATAAATTAATTGATTAGATGTCGTATTAAGATCATCGTAAACATAGTCTTCAACAAAACAATCTAATGATTCTAGTTTACCGGTAAATCTAAAGAAACCATTATCTGACATCCAATAAGCAGCGCCGTCAACTTCTACAGCTGCATTCATACCTATCAATCCACAGTTAGTTCCAACTTGTTCAAAAGCAAATGTAAATGGTTGACCAACAAAACGCATAGTAAATAAAGATGTATCTGTCCAAACATAAATAGCATTTCTACCAAGCACTGCTCCCATGATCCGTGATCCGGCAGCCAATCTTTGTGTACCTGCGGTATTGGTAGATGTAGGTGTATAATCATTTATATTTTCTTGAGAAGAAAATCTTATAAACATATCATCTTGTGTTGTCTTATCTCCAATAGTTGTTTCTGTTCCAAAAAATACTAAGTGACGGTCAGGTGTAGATACTAACATATCTCTAGATGCAGTGGGTGCACCAGTAATAATTGTAGCTCGTGTTGCTGTTGCATTAGTTGCATCACCGTCCCATTGGAAACACTCACCATTGTGAATTAGAGCAATTAGAGTGCTTCCTAGGTTATCAAGAGACCACAAACCTGGGTCTGTTACTGAATCGGTGTTGGCTGCTGGGTTTCCCCATCCTGTAAAACTAGAACTGTTAGTGACAGTTGATCCATTAGACCAAGCTTGTCGTGTAGAATTTTGTGCTCCTCTAGTAATACCGGTAATTTTATTTCCTGAAACTCCTGTGTAGGTAATTATTTCACTACCTGTTACGCTTCCTATTGTTCCAACTGTAATAGAATTAGTTCCTGATGTTGGTAAACCTGTTGTGCTAGTTAATGTAATTTCTGTTGCTGAACCATTATTTCCATTGGTATCATCTGCTAGTGATCCATCTAAAGTTGTGCTAACTGATCCTAATACATTACCACTCCATAATGATATACCCCAACCAAAAGCTCCAACCTGTTCTGCTGGTCCTACGTGATAGTATTGAAAATAAGTTATACCACCTGATAAAGTTGCACCACTTCCTGTTTCATTACTAGGCATTGTAATAGTTATAGTAGTAGAACTTGGCACACTTGTTACCATAAATTTTTTATCACAAAAATCTGCTGATCCAAAATTAGAATTAGTAATTGCACTAAAAGTAGATGCATCACCAAATAATATTATATCTCCTGCTTGAAAATTATGAGAACCAGAAAACGTTATTGTTACAGTTGGGTCATTATTAGTAGTGCTAAATGCATTAGTGATAGCTGTGCCTGATGGATTAGTTAATGGATGTATGTCATAGAATACTCCTCCAGAGTATACATATAAAATTCTGTTTGTACCTAACGCTGCGTATTTAATTGAGTCTTTATTAACAAAATGATGAAGAGCTCTTACTGCTCCTGTAAGTTTTGATTCCCCTAGTTGTTTCCAACCACCTACTTTTTCGGCAGTACCATATCTAAACCTAACGTTTTCTCCGCCAGTCCATTGGCCTTCTGCCCCTGTGGGTGTAAGTTGTTTATTGAATCCAGGTAAAAAACCTATTTTTTGTAACATATAACTCCATCATATTATGCCTTTGTCATTGACGGAAGGCCTAACATTGGCCTTTTGTCGAACCTGTTCTTTTCCGCAAAAGGACCATTTACATGGTTATAATGAAGAAACACTTGTCCGCAGACATTGCCTTCAAAAGGTTCTCTCCAATGCTCTAATTCGCATCCACTATATACTAGCATATCGCCGACTTCAAGCAAGACTTTCGTGCCTTTTGGAGCGTTGGGTTTATGTATTTTTTTATATTCATCTATAACTGTATCTGCACCTGTGCCGTCTATAAATATAGGCCATGGATCACCACCTAAATTAATAGTAGTAGATATTTCACAAGAAGGCCTATCTTTATGTCTTCTTAATTCATCACCATTTTTATATAATCTTGCGTACGAATAAGTTGGAATTAAATTTAAGCCTGTTTCTTGCTGCATTACTGGTAATACTTTCACTAACAAAGTCTCCATCACAGGATCAGAATAACAAGAAAAAGTGTTTGGAATTTGTGGGTCATTCCAAGTACCTAGCATACCATTATCGTAAGTAATGTTATTTTTATACATAAAATCAACAGCGTCTCTTTTAAGTAAAAAATAATTAAATATAAAATTAGCTAACTCGTAGTTAATTGCTTTTTTAATTACATGGTATTTATTAAAAGTCATTATTCAAATCCTCTTTGTATAAAATTAAAACTTACTGATATTCTTATATCCTTAGATTGATTAGGTTCAACGGAGTGCCATAACCAAGCCGGAAACATTACAACTCTATTTTCTTGAGGTTGTAAATGTACATCTCTCCATAAATATTTAGGAATTTCTACAGATTTTCTTGTAGGCATAACTGTTTGAATACCAGGACGTGGGTCTTGACATATTAAACGACCACAATTAGAAGGAGTTTTAACATAGTATACTCCGCTAAATAATGAATTGGGGTGTACATGTGGTTTATTATAACCACCAGATGGATTTATATTAGCCCACATATTACCAAGCACTGGTTGTTTATCTAAACATTCTTCTTCAAATACTTTATGAACCATTTTAAATAACTCATCTACCAAAGGTTTATACTCAGGTTTGTTTTGCATGTCAGTTGTACTATGCCAACCATTAACATTTGTTTTAGTTAATCCCTTATCTTCTTTAGCCCAATTTATAATATTTTGTGCAAGATCATTTGTGTTTAATTTAAAATCATCTGCATATATAATAGTGGGAAAAAATCCTTCTTTAATCATCTAAAAGGTTTACCCCCAAACCAAACAACCAAAGATTGTCTAACACCTTCTGTAACTGGTGCAACTCTATGATTTAAAAAAGATGCAAATACAATCGCATGACCTTGTTTAAGGTCTGCAAACTTACCAGGTCCCATTAATTCTAAATCACCACCTTTAAATTCCGATGGATCATTTAATAAAAGAGTCATAGATATTTTTCTAACCGGTGGTTCATGAGCCATGTTTACATCACAATCCATATGCCAATCATAGAACCCTCCTTTAGGGTATTCTGTAAATTGTGCATTTTCTGATACTTGTATGTCTCCAAAACCAAAATGGTTTTCATTAGCTTTTTGTATAAAATTATTTAAATCTTTATACATGTGTTCCATTTCTTTAAATGGTATCCAACTAATTGTTGTAACTCTTTTCTTTGTATCTGTTCCGCCACCTGGTCTATTCATACCAACTTGCGCCTGTTGTGGTTTTTGTGCTCTACCTGCTGCTATAATTTGTTTACATTGATCGGGTGTAAACAATGGTGTAGTTGTTTGTATTATCCAACTTTTCCATTTAGGTTCTGTGATGTGTCTATTCTCGTACATTAACTTACTCCTCTATTTTGAATTGGGTTATATTCTACATCCATATTTGCTGCTAGTGTTCTTCTCCATTCAGGTCCATTAAAAGGGTACACACAGTGTCTCATGTCATATGGAAATATATAAAAATCTCTTTCTTTTACCTCTGGTTGATAATCTACATTTGCAAACATACCAGAAGAAGATCCTAATATTTGTAATCTACCATTTTGTGGTTGATCAGCTGCAGAATATTCTACACCAAAACTTTGTGGTAATTTTAAAATCATTACAGAAGATAAACCCGTAAACATTGATCCTTGGTGCACGTGCACTGGATTGTATTCATGTTGAAACATTTGATTTACCCAAATAGAATTAAGATGAGTATTATATTTTTTTATTCTATTCCAATTTAAATAATGATGAAACATTTGTTTAAACCAATTTAACACATCTTGTGGTAAATAATTATGTTTAGTCATTTTATCATTATTTTCACCTTGATAAAATAAACTATGTTCTTTTTCTATTTTACCCACTAATTGTTTATTAGCAGGTTTTAATTCAGGATACTTAGATTCATAAATTTGATTTATAGAATAATAAATATCAAGTGGTACTTGATATTTTAATACTGATTGGCCTAAAAATATAAAACTAAAATTTAATGTGCTCATATTTATCTCTAATAATTTGAGGTATTTTATTTATATAAGGATTATATTCCTTTCTAACTTCTGTTCTAATAGTATGCATATTCTTTCCTACAATAGTGTCGTCATAACTTATACCATTAATATTAATTTGTTTCAAATTATTAAAATAATGTGGGTAATAAGGTTCTTCTAAAAAACTATATATTTTTTTTATTTCTTCTTCAGGGTTTGTAACTAAATTATCATACTTTACATAGTGACATATGTTTGAATAATTAAATGAGTTTTGAATTGCATCTAATTCTTTTGCTATTGCTCCATTTTTATCCATAAGATTTAAAAGTTTTTCTTCATCGTTTTTTAAGTTTCCTCTTTCAGGAAATTTTTCTCCATGTCTATTAAGAAAAGCAGTAGGGTTTTCGGTATACCATTGCATATAACTAGCTAACACGTCCATAAGATCTCTAAGTAATATAATGCATTTAAATGGTCTCTTAAAATGTTTTTGCACTACTTTAAAATTACCGGGCGTTAGAACAGGACCTCTATCTATAATTATTCTTTGAGGCCAATCTTTATAATAATAATCATACACAACATCCATAACATTATCTAAAGATTTATGGTCTGGAAAATTTTGAAATACATCTGTTTGTTTTAATAAAAATAAATCTTTCATAATCTCAAGAGTTATAGAATTACCAGTGCACGCTATCTCTGGATTTTGATTCATTATAGATGCAAACAAGGTATTTCCCGACCTTGGCATAGCTATTAAAAAAAATAATTTTTTATTTTTCTTTTGCTCCGAGGTCACTTGTTAACTGTTCTTTCTTGTTGTAAATCATTTCTCCTGATTTTTTAACTCTTTCTATACTTTTTAATTGACCTAACACATTAAACACTTCAGGTTGTGAAGAACCTGATGTTAAGGTTTCTGCTTTGTTTTTCATAATCATATGATAAGAATCTAACTGGTGTCTATTAACGTCTTTAGTATCAAACGATCCATCATTAAATTCTTTTTTTAATGTAGACCAAAGTTTAATTTCTCTCATTCTGTCTTTAGCAACAAGTTGCATGTTAGCTAAACTATATCGTGCTTCATCAAGATCAATTAAATATTTTTCTAATTTATATTCGTCTTTTTCTGTTTCAACTTTTTTTTCTAACCATTTAATTTTAGCCTCATTGCGTCTACAATCAAAAGATAAACTCATTAAGTTTTCTAAAAAAACGTTTTGTTCTCTAACACACTGCCAATACTTTGCAGCTTTTGTTGGATATTTCATGTCTTGTAGAACAGACATTCTCATTTCTGTTTCTGTTCTAAATACTTGTTTCTTAGTCCATGTGTCTCTAAGTTCAGCTGTCATAGCTTTAAACTCTTTAACATCATTTGGGTCTAATAAATTGTTTAAGCTAGGTGCTTCTTTTTCTATTAACGCATGTATGTTTCTTTTTTCTGTCATTTTGTTCCTTTCATACTACTTTCTAATATAACTATTATTAGCTAGTTGTCAATGTTTTAGCGTTGATTGTTTCTATTCCAGTACTCCATTCTTCTGTTATGTCTGTTTGTGGACCAGGAGTTTTAGAGCCACCTGCAGCAATTGCAGCTGTCTGTGTTCCACCAGAAGCTCCACCCCAATAAGGATTTGCCATTGAAGGTGCAGTTCCCCATGATGTTCCATCGTAAGTTAATGTTGTTGTTACTGAAGGGGAAGTTCTAAATCCACTAACAACAGCAGCTGTTAAATTTCCTGATGCAAACATATCTGTTGCTGTAACTGGCATGTTAGTTCCACTTGTCCATGCTGAACCTGTGTTTTCTTCAGTAGAGTTTACAACTGAAGGAGTTTCTCCACCTGCTATAAACATAGCTGTTTGTGTTCCCGCTCCACCATACTGTTGTCTTCCTGATGAAACTGAATTAGGTGAAGCAGTCCATGTTGATCCATTGTATTGTTCATATTGTGTAGTTTTTGAAGGAGTTCCATAACCAGAAATTGCCACTCCAGCTGTTTGTGTTCCCATATTTACTGCAGCAAAAAATCTTCCGGTATTTAAACTACCAGGACTTGTTGTCCACGCAGAACCATTAAAATTATATGAAGCAGTAACACCACTGGGAGGAGTTCCCCCTGCATAATAAGCTGCTGTTTGTGTGCCACCTGCTGCAGCATAATTTTTACCTGATGGTATTGTTGCCGGACTTGTTGTCCAAGTGCTTCCATTATAAAGTTCAGTTGCTCCTGTTACACCAGGTCCTGCTTCACCACCAAAATAAGCGGCTGCTGTTTGTATTCCTGCTGAACCACCATAGTATCTAGCAGTATTTAAAGTTCCTCCACTAGCCCATGCCGCTGCACTAATTGTAGCGATTGATTTATTTACTTCTTGAACAGTCGTTAAATTTCCAGGAGGTGTTTGTCCACCTGCATATACTGCTGCTGTAGAAGTTCCGGCCCCACCGCCATTACTAAAATCTGAAACTAAAGAAGGTCCTGTTGTCCATGAGGTGTTATCCCATTCTTCTGTGTTAGTATAAGAAGCTGGTGCAGGACTAGCTCCACCTGCTTTTCGGCATGCAGATGCTGTTCCTGCTACGCTAGCAACATTAGTTGCCATATTAATGACTCCACCATTAGACCAAGAAGTCCCATCATAATTTCGTGTTTGTGTTACTGTAGCCTTACTTGGGTATGAGTTACCAGGTTGTTCTTGTTGACCAATAATTATTCCTGCTGTTGAAGTTCCAACTCCACATCCATTAGCAGTGTTTAATGGAGTTGCAGTTCCTGCTGTCCAAGAACTACCATTAAATTCTTCTGTTGCATTTGTCCAATAAGGTGGGCTAAAATCATTATATCCACCAGTTGTAACACATGCTGTTTGTGTTCCAAAAGATTCACCGCTTCCTCTTGAATCACTTAAATTTCCCGATTCAGTCCAAGAACTTCCATTCCATAATTCTGTATCTGCACGAATAACACCTGGTCCAGTACCTCCAAAAACTAAACCTGCAGTAGTGGTTCCTAAAGATCCTCTAGGAACTATGTCTCTAGGATTACTCGCAGAAGTTTTAGTTACCCAACCAATGCCATTATATTCATACACATTTGCACTATAATTAGTTCCAGGATTAGCACCACATGCAACCATAAAAGCACTTTGTGTAGCTCCTATACTTCCATA